GGAAGTCCTGCTATTGTGTGCGGCACCGATCCCGAAGACGGTAAATTCTTTGTTGCTATTGCTCGCAGCATGTCAGGCCGCGTACCTAAAATTGTCAAGCGTGAAAGCGACATACAAAATTGGTATGGCGATAGACCAGAACTAGCCGACAAACTTCGTGTGGCGCTGAAATATCTCCCGCGTATTGGTATCCAAGGAGTTATCAAAGGCGACTTAATGTTTACTAAATCTGATTTAGTACCAGAAACTATCGACGGAAGGGAGTACATCACCTTTACCCCAAATACTATTACCTATGCTGTACCAGTAGGTTCGGCACTGTACAATAAAATTACTGCTGCAGAAATTGGTATGGCATTTCATACACGCTACGAAGGCGACACAGTTCCTTCTATGAATCCTGTTGCTGGTAATGCTATTGCTGGACTAACTCATACACCTAGTGTATGGTTTGACGATTCGGACTATAAGGATTACACAGGTATTGCTTCGCTGACACCAGAAGAAAATCAGCGTATTGAAGCTATGTTGGCGGCTACTATTAAGACATTAACAAAAATTGGGCCTGTGCGTTTTGATCAAATACTGTCTAATACAGAATTTGCCAAATACATTAAAGACTATATTAATCGCAGTATTGATTCGGGTGAACACATTACCAGTCCTACTACATTCCTACAAGGCTTTGTTAATTTTTATAAAACCAAACAAGAAGACGACATTGCTAACATGCGTTCTGGACCAACCAGTGCTGCTGCTACACGTCGACGTGAGCAAATGGCAGCTACAGAGCAGTTTATTAGCGACAACATGAATACCTTCTTGGGCATTCTTGCTGTATATAAGCGGCTAGTAGAATTAAAAATGGCTATTCTAGCCAAGCTCAATACTATTGATCACATTGGGCATTTTGTTAGAACTGACAGTGGATATCGTGTAACAGCCCCCGAGGGCTTTGTGGTCATTGGACACGATTTTAATCGTGTTAAACTAATCGATCGACTGGAGTTTAGCAGGCTGAACCGCGCGCGATCAAGATGAAATTAGACCTAATTACAGAACTAGTAGAAAGTAGAATGTTCCGTAGTGAACGTTCTATATCTACTATTCCTCCTCGACAGCTGGCAGAATATTTTTATGTGGCGCTTTTATATCTTAATGCGTTAAGATATGAAAAATCCAATGGGGCAAAAAGCTACGCACAATCAACTTTACGATACAACGAGTTTGATAGTGTTAAGAGCTCTGCTACAGATTTATACAATCTTGCTGCTGGTGCATTAAAAAATCAACAGTTTCCTGAACTAGGTTTTAAGCGTTGGTTACATGATATTATTGCTGAAAGAGAAGATACCAGACAAGATTATACCTTGTTTACAAAATTTGAAGATGTGCTAAAAATAGACTCTTCCGGTATTCGTGGGCTCAGACGCATTAGCATATACTACAACGAGTATTCTGCAGCAGCTAAGAAAAATTTTTGGGTTACAATGAATCGCTATCTAAGCACACATATGAGAACTATTGATTTACTAGCGTTAAAACCAAATTTTTAACAATCAGCATAAATACTATTAGTGCTTAACGGCACATATTTATAAAGGAAAAATATCATGGCAGTAGTAACAAGAGTAAATGGCAGCGTGGCTGCAGTTGAGCTCGTAGGGCGCGATCTAAAGTTTGTTAAATGTGCAGCAACTGGTCTAGAGACCAGCTACACAAACGTCGACAGTAACTTTGAAAAAGCTGTTCGTGTATTGGCTAAGTTTTGCACAATCACTATCGTTGGCATTCCTGCTTCAGGTAACTGCATGTTTGTCGTAGAAGGTCTACCTTCCGGTAACGTTATTAACGTTAGTGGCACATCACAAGCAATTGCAACTGCTCTAGCAACAGACGCTGACGCAGCCAATGGTCTAACATCAACATGGACCATTTATGATGGTCTAAGCGGCACTAGCTTCGCTTAATTAGTTTTTGGGATGGGAAGGGGCGGACTTGTTCCGCCTTTTTCTTTGGCCGAAAATTCTTGCTGTTAAATATAAACATGTATTATTATCACGTGTTTACTTTGTTTGACATTACAGCAACAGGCGCAATACGACACCCGAAACCCACAGAAACTAATCATAAAGCCTTATTATTATTAAGAAATCAGCAGCGTAATTGGGAAACAATACAGCAAGCACTAGGTATGCGAGCACAGATTTATATCGATTCCCCACCTGACATTATTGAATCGTGCAATATGTTTTCTAAGAAGAAATTTAAAAATACGCAAGCATGGCATTTTCGTTTTGGGGTTGAAACAGCAGATGTGTATGGTTCAGATTTGAACTTATTACTAGCAGATTGTCACGGTATACCAATGATATTAGGTTTAAACGAATTAGCAAAAATTCCTCAACCCATATTAGAGTGTCGAGGAGAAATTATAAACACATATATTCATTTTGATAACCAAGCGTAAATATTTGATATTGCGCTATAATTTACAAATAGCAGAGGAATTTAAATGGTTGGTAATACAACAGACATAGAAAAGAAAAGCCTTGAAGCTCACGTTGAGCTATGCGCTGAACGTTACAAAAGCCTACACGATAAACTTGATAGTCTAGATTCTCGTGTTTCAACCATTGAAGCAAAGATCGATTTAAAGATGGATCAGATCGAAACTACTATGGAAAGCAAGTTTGGCGAAATCAAAGACGCTATAAACAAACTGCAAGAAAAACGAAACAACCAACTAATTACGTGGGGTGTATCCATTATAGGCGGACTGATAACCGTGGTATTAACCATGGTGTGGAAGTTTATAATGTAAGTTTTAAAAATTTTGGATCATAATTGTGTAAATAACAACACATTATGATTTTTATGGAAAAAAACTTACACTCTAAAATATTAAAATTTTTAAACAAAGAGTTATTTGACCAAGAACTTAATTCTGCTGTTTTAAAAAAGATTGATAATCAGCGTTATAAAATTTCAAAATACCAAGTTGCGACATCTACTGCTACTGTTGAAGATTCAACAGGTGCGTTGTATCAGTTTTTAAATGTTTCTTCCGCAGTAGTATATTGTTGTTTAATGTCAACTAATAGATTGAACGAAGCATACACTGTGCGTTTTCTTAATGACGAATTAGGACGACTGGCTCAAAAAATAAAGATTACTAAAAAACGAGCGTTATCTACATCAAATCCAGCGAATAAAGACATAATGGTAGCTAAATTGCTAGAATATGAAAATCAATATACTGCAAAAGTAGATCAACTGAAGAAAAATATCGCCCAGGCTAAATATATTATAAAACCAGGACACGCAAATGGAAGTTAAAGACATGTTTAATCAACCAAAATTTGTTAAACTTAACAAGCTATTAGAAAGCCGTTATGGATACAAATTTGACTCAGGCGCAATGACAGTAGGGCGAGCTCGCTCTATGCTAAAACTAGTTGAGTCACGTATTCAAAGCATTCAGCATTCGCACAAGAATTTTGTATCAGAAAAAGAACCTGCGTATTGCCAGTTAATCCTCATGCGCGAAAGTCTATCGGCTTGGGTTAAAGAGCGCACATTAGTCGAAGGCGAAATTGGCGAAGCCGAAGCTAAAGTAGCAGCAAATTCTATCACCAACGCTGTGCAAAAAATGATTAAAGATGCCAGCAAAATTGTCGACGAGGAACTGCCTGCATTAGTTGGTGTTATTAGAGATCAAATTGGTATTGCTGAAGCTGATGCTTACAAAAACTCTGTAGATCCTTTGATTAAAGAATTGCGTACACAACTTGAAACAGTTAGAGATTCTCTTGAACAAAGTGTAATGGCATTGAGTGGCGAACAAATTCAAACTGATATGTCTATGCCCGGTCCGCAAATGAATACACCAGGTGTTGCAGGAGATGAAGATATGGGTACTCCTGCACCTGATTCGGGTGATAATTTTGCAGCATCAGCAGCTGAAACAGGTGGAACTGAGCCACTAGGTCGTGCTCGTAGATAATGTTATTGTTTGAAATTTTTACCGATGACGTCAAAAATCAAGTGCTTGCACTAATTACTACCATTGACCGTCGGTATAAGAATAAACAAGCTACGCCTAAAATAAAAACTCGTAGCTTTCTAAAACTAGCAAACAATGTTGGTATTACTTTAGACTACGAAAGTTTTGTAGATCTTGTTGAAAAAAATCCTGTGTTGAAAAACAAAATTGTTAATTTCAACAAAGACACTATTTCGTTTGGCAGCAAAGAAGATAGTGATTCTACCACTCATGCCAACGATCAACAAGACATTGTATCAAAAATGGCACAGCAATCGGTAAAAATTTAATAAAAAGTCGTTGTTTTTGGCAAAAATTTTTGTTATACTGTAGATCAAGGCTGTCCACAAAGTTGGGCAATTTTTAAATGATAACAAAAAAATTTAACTATATCGAGTTTGGTAGAACTACAGAAGACGGTAAAAGATTGTATCTCGCGCCAGATGGCAGCAAACTGCCTTCGGTTACAACCATACTTGATGCCACCAAAACTGAAGAACAGAAAAAATCTCTCCAAGAATGGCGCAATCGTGTAGGGCACGAGCGAGCAACACAGATAACTACAGAAGCTGCTAATCGCGGCACCCGTATGCACACCTATTTAGAAAGGCATATTAAAAACGGGGAAATTGGTGCTGTGCCCAGCAATCCTTTTGCACAACCTAGTTGGCTTATGGCTCATGCTGTTGTAGAAGCAGCATTTCACAAAGTTGATGAATTTTGGGGAACAGAAGTTCCGTTGTACTACAGCGGTCTTTATGCCGGAACTACTGATTGTGTAGGGCAATGGCAAGGAAAACCTGCTATACTTGACTTTAAACAAAGCAACAAAGTTAAAAAGCGTGAGTGGATTGACGATTATTTTATGCAATTAAGTGCTTATGCACTAGCACACGATAAAATGTACAATACCAATATAGATCATGCTGTGATTCTCATGTGTGTAAAACCTGTAAACGACGAATCAGTGCCCGAGTATTTGGAGTTTGAAGTTGGTGGAAACGAATTTGAAATGTGGAAAGGGCGGTGGCTAGACCGTGTTTCAGAATACTATTCAAAAATACATAAATAGTTTAACAATTGGAATTTGTAGATTATGGCTATTAATGTTATTGGTAGAATTCAAGTACGCAGTGGACTCAATGATGACCTCCCACAACTAGCCAAAGGTGAGTTTGGGTGGAGCGTAGATACACAACAACTATATATTGGTAATGGCACTGTCGCCGATGGGGCTCCACAAACAGGTAATACAGAGTTATTAACAGCAACCGGCCTCAATGATGCTCTTGCTAATACTAATTACACTCTTCTAGATATAGGTGGGGCTGTTGTACCGATTACAGGCCCCGGTGGGTCTTCTACTTTCTTATCCTTACAGTCTGTATTGGATGATGGATTTATTTCTGTTAAAAAGTTTGGAGCCGTTGGTGATGGAGTAACTAACGATCTTGACGCAATAAACAACGCATTATACCAACTGTACTGTCTTGCTGTAGCAACTGTGCCGCAGGTTAAACGTGTACTGTACTTTCCAGCTGGCGTATACAAAATTACCGGTGGTGTTTTAAAGATCCCTCCATTTTGCACAATAATCGGAGATGGTGTAGACAGTACTATTATTAAACAATTTGACTCCACCCAAGAGTATATTGCTAAGTTTTCAGATTCGCTACAACAAGTAGACAATCTGTACGGGACTGTTCTCAACAATGTTACACCTGGACTATCGCAGTTTGTAACAATTTCAGACTTGACATTTTATCATACAGACAGTAGAAGTATTGTTTACGCTATTGCTTCAAACAATATTTCTTTTTCTAGGGTTAAATTTAGAGGTGCACTATCTAATCCTACTGTAGTAGGTACTGGTTGCTCGGCGGTAGTACTAAGCAATAATACAACTAATACAGTTTCTTCTTATAACTGGCTGTTTGATAATTGTATTTTTACTAAACTACCTTATGCTTTTTTAAGCAACAGTGATACCAAATCAGTTAATTTTCAAAATTGTACATTCAGTGAATTGTATAAAGGTATTGTTCTAGGTCTGTCTCTAGACGCTAACAATATTATTGGGCCTTATTACTATAAATTTACTTACAACGATTTTGACAAAATCAGCAGTTATGCTATTCAATTAGAAACTGGTAAAAATGCAATCTCTCAAGGCAATACCTTTAGAGATGTTGGAAATACACAAACCGGTATTTCTAACCCGGCGGTTGAAAACATTAGATTCAACGGAACCAACTGTATTTCTAGCAACGACATATTTGACAGAACTGCTGCACAAGCAATTCTTGTGGCTTGGGTATATTATAAGCCAGGTGCCGCAGGATCTAACAGTTTACTAACTTTTTCTGCCAATGGTAGCACAGTTACTTCATCTGGCATTGTAAGAACACTGAATAACAATACCATTGCTGTTACTGCATTAGATATTGAAATTCCAATCATTACAAAAAGTTTTGAAATGAGTTATAGTATCACTAGAACCATTAGCTCTGTGGTACAAACTCGCAACGGCACCTTACGCAGTACCGCCGGAGTTTCCGAGGATGACTATACAGAAACTGCAACACTTGGTATTACATTTAGTGTTGCTCTTAGTAATGCTTCAAATTCGTGGGTAGTTAAATACACAACTACTAATTTATCACCGGCAGCTGATGCTACATTGTCTGCACAGTGCCGCTACTTTTTATCGTAATCATATTAAAAAACGCTATATATCAAATGCAAAAAAATTTAAAATACTCATACAATCAACAATTCTTGAAAGTAAATATTCAACGAATCATAAAAATTTCTCCGTGAGAAATAACTAAAGCATAAAAAAACAAAATTTAATCTTAGCTGAGTTCTAAGCAGAGTGTCTGTACCTCGAAAAATTATAAAGGATGTAAAAATGGTAAAAATTGATGTAACTAGAGATGAATTATTTTCCGAACAAGGTTTAGATTTACTAAACAAGTATTATTCAGATGGCAAAGAAGGGGTACAGCGAGCAATAGCACGAGCGGCAATAGCATTCAGTTACGGCGACAAAGAACTGGCACAATTCATTTATGACGCAGCAAGTCAGCATCATTTTTTCTACTCTAGTCCTATTTTATCAAATGCACCTGAGGGTCAGTGGGATCCTAATGTAGACTACACCAGTAAAGAATTTTGGGCACCTGAAAATAGCGAGGCGCGCCGTTGTGCTTGGTTAGGCGCAAAACCCAAAGCATTGCCAATTAGTTGCTTCTTAGGTTATGTTGAAGACACCATCTCTGGACAAATTTCCAGCAGCAGCGAACTAGCGCTACTAAGTGTTGCAGGTGGCGGGACAGCACTGCACAACGGCATTCGTGCTGTAAGTGACAAAGCACCTGGCCCCATTCCTTACATCAAAACCATTGACGGGATCATGGGCTATTATAGGCAAGGCAAGACTCGCCGCGGCAGTTGTGCTGTATACATGGACATTGATCATCCTGACATACTAGAATTTATTAAAATGCGTACTCCATCGGGCGGAGATACAGCTCGTAAAATTACTAACCGCAAAGGTGTACACAACGCAGTAAACATCACAAAAGAATTTATTACAGCAGTTAACGAAAACAAACTTTTTGATCTACGTTGCCCTCATGGTGGAGATGTGCGCGACAGCGTACCTGCCCGTGAACTATGGGAAACCATTCTAGAAACCCGCGAACTCACAGGCGAGCCTTATATTTGGCTCAAGGACAATGCCAATGCTGCACTACCTGAAGCGCAAAAGAAACTAGGACTAACCAACCGTGGCAGTAACCTGTGTTTAACTGGCGACACTTTGATTGAAATTTCTGTTCATCCAATAACAGGTAATGTTGTTAAACTTCCACTAGCAGATTTCATTGAAAAATGGGATCTAGGATATTATGATACTGTGTATGTTAAAACCATCAAGGATGGGCAACTGCATTGGGCACAAATTACTGCTGCTGGAAAAACTGGAGACGTTACAGAACTTATCGAAATCGAAACTCCTAGCGGTAAAAAAATAACCTGCACTCCCGAACATAAGATTTTTACTAAAAATCGTGGGTGGGTAGAAGCCCAACATTTAGTAGAAAGCGATGAGCTATTGGAGGAGTAGTTTGGTGTTATGAAATTTGGTTCCTTACTGGTAAATAAAATAGACAGTAAGGAACCAAAATGGATTACAAGCAACTTTATAAAAATATGATTCAACTCGCAAGGCAAGAAGATAGAAAAAAACACTGTGGGATATATTATGAATTACATCACATTGTTCCAGAGTTTATGTTTAAAAATAGAAGAAGAACTGGGCCAAAAGGGCACCTTGAAGGTAATCCTGAATCTAAAGATAATAAAATTTTGTTAACATTTAAAGAACATCTCCTTGCTCATTATTATCTTTATGAAATATATAAAGGAACTCGGTATGAGTACTCTGCTGGTTCAGCTTTACAGTTTTTCTTTACTAAGGCAGGTAATAACCATATAAGGCAAGTTGAATTATCAAAAGTTGACGAAAATTTTCTTGAAGAAATGGAATATCTAAGAAAAATAGGCATTGATAGTATTTCTCAGGCAAGGAAAGGAAAAATGCCTGTAGTTGATGCTGTTACCAGAGAAAAAATTGGTTCGGTTCCTGTGGATCATCCACGAGTAAAGTCTGGAGAATGGGTGCATCATTCATCGGGTAAAAAAATTACTGAATCAGCTAGAAGTAATAAAAAATCACAACATAAAGAAAATAATAATAACTATAAACCCCTAACTGCTGAGTTAGAGTCTAAAATTTTTGAGTGTATAACAAGAGCAATCGAAGATGATATGTTGGTTAGGAATGTGTTTGTAAAAAATATCAAAGAATCAATCACTGAGTTTAAAAAAATATCGCATGTATGGATTAATAACCGTTACGGTAGCATACAAAACCTAGTAGATTTGTATAATAAAAAATTTGACACTAATATTAAATTTAATCCGTATTACAGATCAAAAGCACAAAGATCTGCCCTTAGAGATCGATCGTCAATCTATATGTGGGTTACAAACGGCGAAACCAATTTAAGAATTTTTAAAAGTGAAGAGATACCAAATGGATTTAAAAAAGGAAGAATATTATGATAAAAATTACTAGAATCAAAGTTGAAAAAACTCCAGTATACGACATTACAGTACCCGAAACTGAAAGTTTTTTTGCTAACAATGTATTGGTTCATAACTGCAGTGAAATTAGCCTTAGTACCAACTCTGAACGTACTGCTGTGTGCTGTCTTAGCAGCGTTAATTTAGAACGTTATGAAGAATGGAAGGACACAGGTCTAGTTGCTAAACTTACACGATTTTTAGATAATGTTATCCAATGGTTTATTGATTGGAGTCCAGCTGAACTACAAAAAACTCGTTTTAGCGCTCAACAAGAACGTGCCCTTGGTATTGGTGCAATGGGTTGGCACAACTTTCTAATGAGCAAAAACATTCCTTTTGAGGGTGGTGGGTTTGGTAGCGCTACTCAATGGAATCACATTATTTTTTCTCGTATGCACGAAGAAGCAGTAGCTGAATCCAAGCGTCTAGCTACTGAGCGCGGAGAAAGCCCTGACATGGTTGGTACCGGGCGCCGAAATAGTCATTTGTTTGCTATTGCTCCTAACGCCAATAGTTCAATCCTATGTAATACTACTCCTAGCATTGAGCCTATGGCCAGTAACGCATACACACAAAAAACACGAAATGGCATTTTTCAAGTGCGTAATCGCTACTTAGAACCCGTGCTAGAAAAATACGGCACTAATACGCCAGAAACATGGAAAAACATTGAAAAAAACAACGGTTCTGTGCAACATTTGGTTGAATTATCGCCAGAAGAAAAAGAAGTGTTCAAGACTGCGTGGGAGATTGATCAGCATTGGTTAATTGAACACGCAGAAGCTCGTCAACAGTATATTTGCCAAAGTCAAAGTCTAAACTTGTTTTTCTTACCCGGAACCGAGCGCGCCTACATCAACAGTGTGCATCTAAAAGCTATTCGTAGTAGTAGTCTAAAGAGCTTGTATTATTTTAAAACAGGTGCTAAAATAGCAGCTGACACAATTAAAAAAATGCAACGAGTTAAACTAGAAGATTGGAAAGAATCTTCTGAGTCAGAAACTTGTGTTGCTTGCGAAGGATAAAAGGAATAAAAAATGTCATTATTAGAAACAAGTAAAACCTACGTTCCCGCCTACCCTGAGTTTGTAGAAATTACAAGACTGCATGAAGAGCTGCACTGGCACGAGGGCGAAGCCAAACTGCAAGAAGATGTTGAACAGTGGAAAACTGGTAAAATTACCGAACAAGAAAAGTACTTTATCAACAGTATTCTTAGATTGTTTGTGCAAAGCGACGTAGCAGTAGGCAGTGACTATTATGATAACTTGATTCCTGTATTCAAAAACAATGAAGTTCGCAATATGTTGGGTAGTTTTGCTGGCCGCGAAGGAGTTCATCAACGTGCTTACGCACTGCTTAGTGACACATTAGGATTTGGAGACAGCTTTTATCAAGAGTTCCTTGAGTACGAGGACATGAAGGAAAAATACGAATACATGATGGACATGAGCAACAGGACCTATCGTGATATTGCTGCTAGTTTGGCCAAACAAGTACTGATTGAAGGTGTGTGTTTGTTCGCTAGTTTTGCTATGCTGTTGAATTTTCAACGGTTTGGAAAAATGGCTGGCATGAGTGACATCAACTTGTGGAGCATTCGTGATGAAAGTGTCCATGTGCAAGGAGTAGCGCTGTTGTTTAGAAAATTTTTGATAGAACATCCTCGTGTGGTCAACAACGAATTTAAAAGCGAAATCTACATTACCGCAGCACGAGTGGTTGAACTAGAAGACAAGTTTATTGACCGAGCATTCGAATTGGGCGGCGTTCCTGGAATTACCAAAGAAGAAGTTAAGCAATATATTCGCGCTGTGTGCGACTATCGCATGACACAGTTAGGGTTCAAAACACAGTTCAATGTTACTAATCCGTTTGAGTGGCTAGACTGGCTAACCAGCAGCAACGCTATTGAAAACTTTTTTGAGACCAACACCGTAGGTTATAGCAAAAACAGCATGATAGGACATTACGCCGAAGCCTATTGACAATGTGTAGATATGCTAGTATAATATCTTTTTTACTAGGTTAAATACTTATGTTAGTCAAAAAAGATTATACGGAAGGCGACATCGTCTGTTTTAAATTAGTCAACGGCGATGAAGTCTTAGCGCGGGTAGCAGGCACAACAAAAGAAGGTTGGACGATTTCAAAACCTTTAAATATTGTGCCAGGAGCATCAGGACTAGGCCTGATGCAATCTATGTTTGGTATGGATTTGGATGCCACAGTTGAATTAGCTCGATCGGCTGTGATGATGCATACTTTGGTAGTAAAAGAATTAGCAGAACATTATATTCTAACAACTACCGGAATCCAACCTGTTAGCCGTGGGAGTATTATAACAGGAGTATAATATTGAAAAAGATTCTAGCACTGTGGGCAGTGATTGGAACTGCCCTTTGTTTTGGAATAGGGTGGCATTATGAGCAAAAACTACAATCATTATTGGGTTTATACAAGCAAGCCACTTATCGTTTTAGCGATGGGCGTACATCAACAAGTTTAGTAAATCAACGTGAACTAAACTGTTTAGCAGAAAATATCTATTACGAAGCTGGCGGCGAAAGTTTAGCCGGTAAAATGGCAGTAGGGTTAGTTACATTAAATAGAGTCAACAGCGGAAAATTTTCCAAAACTATTTGTGGTGTTGTTCATCAACGCACTGAAAACAGTTGTCAATTTAGTTGGCGGTGCGAGGACAAAGGAAAACCTCGTGCAACAACTCAACAATGGGCTGATAGCATGAGAGTTGCTGTTTACCTTATGACTACCCCTGCGTTTGATATTACTGATGGCGCCACATATTTTCACAACCATACAGTTAAACCAAATTGGAAAAACTTGTCTAAAACAAGCAAAATTGAACACCATACTTTTTATTCAAAAAAAGGAGATAAGAATAAAATTCCTGATTTTCACCTCGAAGATTAATAGTATTTCTGGTTAAATAATAATGTCATTATAAGGAGTCAGCATTATGGTAAACTTTGAAGAAAAAGTAAGTGATATTTACGAAAGAGAAATAACTGATTCTGACTTTGGATTTATTATCGATAATAACGGCGATTTAAAAACTGTATTCTTTCCAGAAACATTTTCGGGCATTATACCCGAAAAGATTAAAGAATTGTTTCAATTAATGGGCGTAAAAAATCCAGAGAATTTGGTGTCCGTAACCCTGCATTAGACGCAAAAATGTTGTAAAAAAACAACAATTTTGGTGTGGTTGACGCCCATTTAATGTGGTGCTATAATTACTACATGGATAAAGCACCTACCCCAAAGAAGCGCAAGCGTCGCAACGACTGCCGGCACGTTGTCTATTGCCTGGAAAACTCGCTTACTGGCGAGCAGTACATTGGCATTACAGTTGCTAGCGGAAATGTCAACACTGCGCTAAAAATCCGTGTGCAAAAGCACGTTCGGCGGGCATTAACAGAAAACAAAACCTGGACACTTTGCAAGGCAATTCGCGAGCATGGTGCTGAGAATTTTGTTTATTGGATTATGGAAACTGTTCGTGGGCGACTTGCTGCTCACGCTAGAGAACGTGAGTTGATTTCAACTTTTGGGCCTGCACTAAACACTAGATGAATACTTATCCTAAAATGACAGCTAAGGTATTTGACAAAAGAGGTCGAGTACTTAGCGAAGGCACTAATTTTCCTAAAAAAACTCACCCCAAGCAGGCTAGACTAGCTGCAGAAGCAGGCGAGGACTATAAGGTTTATCTTCATGCTGAAGTGGCTGCGCTGGTCAAAATAAGAAAAGGAGTACCGCACAAAATTCAAATCGAACGATTTGGCGCTAATGGACGCCCTCTTAATGCCAAGCCTTGTCCTATTTGCGAACTGGCTATCAAGGAAGCAGGCATTAAATTAGTAGAATATACAATTGGTTAGCCATTAAATTTCAAGTACTAAAATAGCATAAATAATTAGTTATGCTATTTGGTTATACAATTTTAGCAACAGCCTTATGCTTGAGCATGGTGGCAGCATATTATTCTATAGCAGGGCTTACTGCTATTTTTTCTGCTGCTACAATTCCTATAATTATTATGGGAGCAGCTCTTGAATTAGGCAAAATAGTTGCGACCGTATTCCTTCATAGGAATTGGAGCAGGCTGAATTGGGGTTTTAAAGGCTACCTGGTACCAGCGGTTGCCTTTTTAATGATGTTAACCAGTTTAGGCATATATGGCTTTCTATCAAAAGCACACAGTGATCAAACACTGGTGTCTGGTGATAGTACTAGCCAAGTGGCTATTTTTGATGAACGGATAAAAACGGAAAAGGATATTATTGATGCTGCTAGACGCGCTCTTAAACAAATGGATGAAGGTGTTGACCAAATCATGGTCCGATCCAATGACGAGCGTGGAGCCGATAAGTCCGCCGCCCTCCGTAGAGCACAGCAAAAAGAAAGAAGTCAATTACAGGCTGATATTACTAAAGCGCAAAAATCGATTGCCGCCTTAAATGAACAACGAGCTCCGCTAGCAGCTAATTTAAGAAAAGTAGAGGCTGAAGTAGGTCCTATTAAATACATTGCTGCTCTCATTTACGGAGATAATCCCGATGCCGGCATACTAGAAAAATCTGTTCGTTGGGTTATTATTCTTATTGTTGTAGTGTTTGATCCGTTGGCATTATGTTTAATATTAGCAGGTAATCGAGAGTTAGAATGGGCAAAAGAAGATAGAAAAAAGGCATTAACTAACGAAAAATTAGTACCTAAAGATGAGCAACCTATGCTAGATACACCTTTTCCGATACCTGATGTTCCTGCTACACTAGAACCTAGCTCAAGTGCGATTGTTGCTAAAATTAAATTTAATAAACTGCGGCTAGGGGCTATTCTAAATAAAGCATTATTCAAAAAATCAAAACCACCAGAGCCTGCAACAAAAGAAGTTATTGCAGACACTACTAATAGTTCTTTCATTGGCATCCCCGCTGAGCCAGATATACACGTTCCACCTAAATCAGACAAACCGCATAAGTACGCAACTTGACCTTGTAAAAGCTATCTAATGTCTGAAACTACACCCTCTCAATGTAATTTTTGTGGGAAAAATCATGACCAAGTGGTGAAACTAATAGTTTCATCAACTGCTGCAATTTGCAATGAGTGTATTTCATTGTGCACAGATATTCTAAGTAAACAAAGCAAAACTAAACCACAAGAAGAATTTGATCTAAATCCTCAAGCAATTTATAACTATATAGACAAGTATGTAATTTCTCAGCGTTATGCTAAAGAAAAATTAGCGGTTTCGGTAATAAATCACTACAAAAGATGCATGTTTGACGACAAAAACCAAGTAGAAAAAACTAATATACTGTTTTGGGGACCAACTGGCACAGGAAAAACTCTACTGGCCAAAACCATTGCTGATTATTTGGGCGTGCCTTTTGTGATTATTGACGCCACTACTATTACCGAAGCTGGGTATGTAGGAAACGATGTCGATATAATTATTGACAAATTATACCATGCTTCTGAGTTTGATGTGGATCAAACTGAACGTGGAATAGTGTTTATCGACGAAGTTGATAAAATTGCTAGATCATCTGAAACTCCTTCAACCGGCAAAGACATCAACGGCGAAGGTGTACAACAAGCATTGCTTAAAATGGTAGAAGGTACTACTATTAAATTGTCAAGCCCTAAAAAAGTATTTGGTACTGACTCGGTAGAAATTAACACAGGTAAAATACTATTTGTAGCATCAGGTGCCTTTGTTGGGTTAGATGAGCTAGCTAAAAAACGTCGAAGCAGTGCAGGTATAGGATTTGGAAGCTCAAACTTGTTGCCGACGCAATCAAGGTTTCCTGCAGATCCGGTTGATTTTATTAAGTTTGGAATGATTCCCGAATTCATGGGTCGCTTTCCTTCTATTGTTCATACAGAGCAACTCACAATAGATGATTTGTTTGAAGTAATAAAAAACAAAAACAACGGTATATTAGAACAGTACAAATTTTATTTTGGCGCTAGCGCAATCGAATTAGAAATTGATGACGACGGATTAAAAGCAATTGCAGAACATGCAATAAAAATAAAGTTAGGCGCTCGTGGATTAAGATCAATATTTGAAATAATTACTCATGACTATCTTTTTAATATTGGTAAATTAATAGAGCAGGATACCAAAAAATTAAAACTAACAAGAGAGGATGTAATAAAATATCTATGAGTAAATTTAACCCATACGACAGTAAATTAAAAGGAACATTAGTTTATGTTTCCAATGACAATGTCGATCAGGCTTTACGCAAGTTCAAGAAAAAAGTCATAGACTGTAATTTATTAAAAGATCTACAAGCTCGCGAATGCTACGAAAAACCCAGCATCACACGTAAGGTTAAGGCTAAAGCGGCTCGCAATCGGTGGCGTCGAAAATTAGGTGCAGATGCGATTCCTACCAAAAAATATTGACACTCTTTGAGAGTTGTTGTATAAATAGTAATGTTGATGCCCGATTGGGGTCGACAATGTAATCTTGCTTAAATAAGGAGAAAAAACATGACTACATATACACTTCAGGGTTTTGACTTACCCACACTACATCGTAAATTTATTGGCTTTGATCCACTGTTTGAAGATCTAACACGAGCCTTTCACAACAAAAACGATAACTATCCCCCGTACAACATTGTACGAGTTGACGAAAGTCGTTTTGTTATTGAAATAGCAATCGCTGGTTTTCAGGAAAGCGAGCTAGACGTATCACTAACCAACCGTATCTTAAACATCACCGGTAAGCGTCGCATTGATGCAACTGCTAGCGAGAAAGAATACCTACATCGTGGTATTAGCAGCCGTGATTTTGAGCGTACATTCACACTTGGTGAGCATATGGAAGTCGTTGGTGCATCTGTAAAAAATGGCATCCTAACAGTTACATTGGATCAGCAGATTCCAGACGAAGCCAAAACTCGCCGTATTGCTATCAGTTCAGAAAGCACTAGCGGTTGACTTTTAGTTAACACTAGTTTAATATACACAAGGAGCGGTGCCAATGCGCTGCTCCTTATATGGAATTTAATAATGACTGCTAACGAAACTGATGTTGCTCAAAAAACAAAAACACGCAAGTTATTAAAAGAACCACCAAAATACAAAGTCATTTATCTTAATGATGATGTTACTACAGTAGAATTTGTAGTTGAAACTCTGGTGCAAATTTTTAATTACGATCGCCACGATGCTGAAAATAAAGCAATGGAAATAAACCAAAATGGAAGCGGTATTGTAGCTGTACTGCCTTATGAAATTGCTGAACAAAAAGGTATTGAAGTTACTATGCTAGCAAGGAATAACAATTTTCCATTGCAAGTTCGAATTGAACCAGATTTATAAAATGGAAAAAGAAAAAACTGTTAGAGAACAAATCGACCAATTATTATGGTTTCACGGAATAACAGAGAAAGTTGAGATCGAAACAGAAGTAGAGGATATAATTTTAACTCAACTCAAAGACGAAAAACTTAATAGAGTATGGGTCGAAGATGGTTCGTTGGTGATAGACTTTAACGACTAAGGTTGGGGATGTCCTAACATCAAGTTCCATGACATGGAACCATAATGATAATCGTTTAATATTTCTAACATAAGATTAAATACTGTCATTCGTCGAGTAAACATTGCTAAATCGTTTTGTCTACGTTCAATTAGATTCTCAACAAAGTTCTTTAGTAAATTTTCTCCATTATGTGTTTTTAACTGTATTCTGTCTCGAGCAATAACAGCATTGCGAATGTTAGTTCGACAGCGTTCCATGTCTGCTTCTAGTGTACGAGATGCTTGATTAATATCTGCTTGCATTTTAACAATTAAATCTTCTACCTCACTGTTCAAATCAGGTACATATTGATTAACCATGTTAGAAAGTCGACCCAGTGCTTCGCTTCGAATACTATTGTCTTGATTAATCTTGCCAGTAGCATCATATTCTTGACGTCGTTCGGGATCACTAAGTACTTCGTAAGCTAGGTTTATTCGTTTGAATTTTTCTGCATCGCCCCCTCTATCGGGATGATGTAGATGTGCTAGTACGCGGTATTGTTGTTTAATTTGTTCTTGGGTACATCCAGGAGCAAGTTCGAGTTCTTGATATAAATTCATGTTTTGTATTTAGTTTGTGGACGGTTGGATGAGTGGCTTAAATCAAGGGTTTGCTAAACCCTCGTCTGTAGTAATACGGACCGCGAGTTCGAATCTCGCACCGTCCTCCATTTTCATTAAATGCTACTATAAACTGCAAAGGTTATAAATAGCTTTTATATGCTACATTTAATTAAATCAGATCAAGACCAATACTTTCCTAAACTCAAGGAAGATCCAGTACGCCCTAGTATTGACCACAATAAAAGAATCGGCAATAACAGAGATATTTTTGTCCTCAGAAACGAACAAGACGATCCTGAAGCTATTACTTGTGTCAGTTATCAAGACAGCGTACCTACCACAGAGAACGAATTATTTGATGTTAAGCAAGATCCTGACGTTGCTGTGTTTTATACTATTTGGAGTTATAAACCCGGAGCGGGAAGGAATTTAATTTTAGATGCTGTAAACTATATTAAGGCCAACAATCCCAGTATAACTCGTTTTGTTACGCTGAGTCCGCCTACAGAAATGGCTCGTCGCTTTCATTTAAAAAACGGAGCTCGAGTGTTTAGAGAAAACGCAGAAACAATTAATTACGAATACATGCGAGGGTAAAAATGAAATCTGCATATTTTGAAAACCTTGTAAACAAAGAAAGATTTGTTTGTCCCGACCTCAAAGATATTAGACTAATTGATGGTATTGAATACATTAGAGTGTTACGCGAGGACGGTCGTCGAGAATGTTTGGTGCGGCGAGACAGTTTGAAGAAAGTCGCAAAAACAGTCAATAAAATCTAAACAACATACTTAAATACTGTGTTTTTACGTCTATAAATATTCAATAAAGGAATATATAATATGGCATACGTTACATTCCCACAAGCTGAAATTATATCCACTTTAAAGGCTTTATTCCTTCAAGGTGGATCAAAAATAGGACCAAGCCCCACAGTGTGGATTGCAGGATCGCCTGCAATCCATGTGGATTTGTTTGGCTCTATCTTAGGGGCTATTGGAAATTTATTTCCTTCAACAATTGCAGTGTTACAAACGCAAATTGCTCAATCACTGATAGATGCTGGTTTAAGTCCGGAAACAGCTCTTGGATTCGTGACAAATCCTCTTCAAACAGCTAGTGATTTATTTAAAACATCAGTTACTGATCCATTAGAAGCAGCATTAAAAGAGGCTGCGGACTCGGTATCTAAAACAGCAACAGACGCATTAAACGGTGCAGTTTTGGAAGCACAAAGTATAGCTGGTCAAATTAACGGAACACTGTATAATGTTGAGTTTTCTGATGGAGTACCTACTGGTATCTTATCAAATAACCCCTCGAACGTATTTACTGTACAGAATTTAGCAAATCTACCAGCAGATAGTACTATTGATCTTACTAAGATTAATTCTGCAACAAGCGAGTTCCTTAAAAACCAACCTATTCTAATACAAGCAGCTGGAAAAGATCTAAGCAATATAGCAACAAAGCTAACAAGTGCTGCAGTAGGTACCGCAAAAGAGCTAGTGCAGAAAGAATTACAAGACACTACTACCAAATACTTTAACGATATAAAAGCTGAGACTCAGAAATACCAAGCACAGATATATTCTGCTACTAATACCGCCACTATACAAGCACAATCATTTGTGTCAAAGGCCTATGCAGCAGCAGCACCAATTGTAAAAGTAAACCAAAATATACAGAATAAATTAGCACAAGCTAGTTTACCAGGATATAGAGCATTGGCTGCTACATTTAGTGCAAATGTCAATCTACCTGTTGCTAATAAAATTGTAAATCTTGTTGACAATGCGGTTGCACAACAACAAAATACTACAACAGATGGTATAGCTAAACTAGCAGCAACTAAGGCAGCCGAAGGAGTTAAAACTGTTACTGGTAATATACCTGGAGTCAATCTACGGATTGTGTCATAATTTTGGTAATATTACAGGTTGCTTAGTGTTAGACTATATAGTATAGTTATTCACATGCCTTATCGAGTAGGGCAACAATTCTCTCAACCCCTAGACAGCGAGGGCCCGGATTTGTAACCCGGTGAGGAGTGTGCAAGTCATTCTGGGAGAACCAACTTAATAAAAATTATATTAAAAGGTAACATTGACAAACAAATAAGATAAATAATATCGCTGATGCTGAACAGTTCGGGTCAGTAAACTTAAATCTTGCTTATATTTAAAGGAGAAATAAAATGAGTCGAGTAATCGGTATTGACCTTGGTACCACTAACAGTTGCGTAGCCATTGTAGAAGGTGGAGTAGCTAAGGTAATCGAAAACAGCGAAGGTGCTCGCACTACACCTAGCATTGTTGCTTACGCTAAAGATGAAATCCTAGTAGGTGCATCGGCCAAGCGTCAAGCAGTAACAAACCCTAAAAACACTATCTATGCTGCCAAGCGTCTAATTGGACGTCGCTTCGAAGAAGAAGCAGTGCAGAAAGATATTAAACTTATGCCCTATTCTATTGTTCGTGCTGACAATGGCGACGCTTGGGTACAAGTTAATGAAGAAAAACTAGCACCTCCGCAGATTTCAGCCGAAGTACTGCGTAAAATGAAACAGACTGCAGAAGATTATCTTGGACATGAAGTTACACAAGCAGTAATTACTGTTCCGGCTTATTTTAACGACAGTCAACGTCAAGCTACTAAAGACGCTGGTAAGATTGCAGGACTAGAAGTACTGCGTATTATCAATGAGCCAACTGCTGCTGCACTAGCATATGGTGTAGACAAGTCAGACAAGCGTGATCGCAAGATTGCTGTGTATGACTTAGGTGGTGGTACATTTGACATCAGCATCATCGAAATTGCTAACGTAGATGGCGACAAGCAGATTGAAGTGCTTTCAACCAATGGTGACACATTCCTAGGTGGCGAGGACTTTGACCAGCGCATTATGGACTATCTAGTTGACGAGTTTAAGAAAGAGCAAGGTATTGATCTTAAAAACGACGTACTAGCACTACAACGTCTAAAGGATGCTGCAGAAAAAGCAAAGATTGAGCTAAGTAACTCTGGTCAAACAGAAGTCAATCTGCCTTACGTTACTGCCGATGCGTCCGGTCCTAAGCACTTGGTAGTTAAACTATCTCGTGCTAAGTTGGAAGACATGGTCGATGATCTTATTGAGCGTAGTTTAGCACCATGCCGTCAAGCTATGGCTGATGCTAAGGTTACTGCCGCAGACATCGATGAGGTTATCTTAGTAGGTGGTCAAACACGCATGCCTAAGGTACAGGCTGCAGTTGAGTCATTATTTGGTAAAACTCCGCGTAAAGATGTTAATCCCGACGAGGCGGTTGCTGCTGGTGCTGCTGTACAGGGTGCTGTACTAAGTGGTGATCGCAATGACGTTCTTCTACTTGACGTTACTCCATTAAGCCTAGGAATTGAAACACTAGGCGGTGTAATGACCAAGTTGATTCAAAAGAACTCAACTATCCCGACCAAAGCTAACCAAACCTTTAGTACCGCAGATGATAATCAGCCTGCTGTTACTATCAAAGTTTACCAAGGTGAGCGTGAGTTTGTTCGCTATAATAAACTACTTGGCGAGTTTACGCTTGGTGATATTCCGCCTGCACCACGCGGACAACCACAAATTGAAGTTCAATTGGACATTGATGCCAATGGTATTCTCAGTGTTAGTGCTAAAGACAAAAACACTGGTAAAGAAAACAAAATTACCATTAAAGCTAACAGTGGTTTGAGCGATGCCGAAATTGCACAAATGGTCAAAGAAGCTGAGGAAAATGCTGAATCAGATAAAAAAGAGCGTGAACTAGTTGATGCTCGTAACAATGCTGAAAGCACACTAAACGGTATGCGTAAAGAATTTGCTAAGTACAGCGAAAAAATGGAAGACGCAGATCGTACTAAATTTGAAGATGCAATGAAAGCTGTAGAAACAGCTATCGCAGGAGATGATCCTAAAGCAATCCAAGACAGCATTCCACCATTGTACGAAGCTAGTAACCCGCTTTATAAAATTAAGACAGAAGCGGAAAAGCCTGCTGAAGCACCAGCTGAAGGTGCGACCCAAACAGAATCAACTACAGCAGATCCAAATGTTGTAGATGCTGAATTTAAAGAAACCAAATAAAAGGTTTTTGATTCTGTTTTTAGCCCTGTATTATACAGGGCTTTTTTGTGGCTAAAAAACCACAGGTAGACAGCCTATTAAGATCAGTGTATTATTACTGGACTGAGTCCACCCACCCTGTAGGAGAATTTAATGTTACCAGAGTACCAACCAGTTGATCGTAAGCCCAACATAATGGCTGTACGAAATCCATTGAAGCAAACTGTGAGCCGTATTGTACCTTTAGCACAACGTGTAGTACAATTGCAAAATTACAAAGATTGGCAACGACTAGTTGCAGAATATCAGCGCCAAGGGATTAAAATCGACCCCAAGCTGCGCCCCATTGTTAAAATGGTCAAGTTGAAACATTTGTTTATTGATGAGGACATTCAACGAGCACTAGACCCAAAACATTGTACTAAGATTTCTACTATTGGTATTTTTAACCCAATGTATTTGCAGGTATTGTACTGTGTTAAAATTCCAGGTCAAGAAGAATATCATTCGGTTGATGCTCAACATACTGCAACGTTAGTTGCAGCATTAATTTCCGCAGGAATTTTTGAAGGCGAGTCAAATTGGCAAGAGGTCGAAATGCCAGTTCTTTATATTGAAACTGAAAGCAAGGCATTTGCACGAAAGGCATTTGCATTGATTAATGGTAAAGGTAAAAAGAAGATCAGCCCGTGGTATGAGCATCGTACTAAAGTAATGAGTGTGCGAATTGACGGCAGTAAAGATACAGATGATATTGTTTCTGAACGAAAGCAGTCCATTTGCGAAAGGTACCATTGCTATGCTGTAGATAAAGAAAGTTCTTTTGTAGGGATGCCAGGGACTTTTACACATATGGCAGCACTGAATCTTGATGAAAAAATCTTAGAAGTAGCTTGTAAGTTCCACAATGACTATTTCCATTATGACGAGATTGACGGTTCATTGTGGTTTATGATTGAAGATTTGTATAAAGGTTTTGCTGCGGCAAAAATGACACTATCTGACGATTTTCTAGCAGAGCTTGCAGGGATTATCCAGGGGTATTTTGCAGGACTGAAACAATTCCATGCGGCAGTACATCGGGCGCATCGGTTGTGGGGACTAGGCAATTACGGATATGAAGTGCCTTGGCAAGATGATGCGATTGCTGCTGTACTAGTTTCTTTTTACAAAAAATTAGGTGGGACCCAGCGTATTCCACAGCCGATGCTGGATCGATTTGCTGATATTTTAAATTTTGCCGACGACGATATCAAAGACTTTTGCCAGTCATCAACTGCAGAGTTTGCATAACCATGTATTTCTATATCCTCCCTGGGCCTTATCGTTTAGGATTTGGAATTACCAGCGATCCAATACGCAGAACCAAAGATTATACTGGTGCTTGGGGAGGACCTGCGGTTTTTGCATATTTGTTTGAAGGGCCGTCCCCTCATATAAAACGTTTAGAAGATATTATTAAAACTATGCATCGAGACATGCTGTGGAAAATTGATGACTGGGAAACAGAATGGCTAGACAATGGGTGGACGGCTGAGCAATTGCGAGATTTTGTACTTGAACTTATACAAGAGAGACACCTTGCAATAAAACTCTCAAGTTAAATATTAAATAACAAATGCTTTCAATTAGCCCAATCGCTCAATGCTGATAAAGTTCTTCAAATAAGCAGCACCAATCATTAGTGTGACTCTGTAGAAACGTTGATTAGTGTAATCGTTAACCAGATATGTTGAGCCATCGCCTGTGTATTGATCGCCTGTTTGTGCGCCACTGGGAAAGTTTAATGCTGACATTGTTTGTTCCTTAAATTATTGTTTATGCCCACGTACCAACTGAAGTGTCTGCTCCAGGAACGCCAATTGGATAAATTTCCATTGTAGCGCCAGCTTGTATATACGCACTTGATCCAGGTGTTGATGAACTCAATCCAAAGTAGGGGATTAAGGTGCCGCCTGTGGTACAGTCCAAGTTACCATCAATGATGATACTGTAATACTGTGTACCACTGGTGCTGTTGGCAATAGTAACGCCGGTAGCGAACCCTGTGGTAATGTGGTTGCTCATTTGGTAAGTTTGTGTTGGTGTAGTTTGTGATGAAGCGCCACAAGGGTTAACCCAATAAGTATTTTGTGCCAGCACAGCATTACCACCAAGCGCAAATTGTGGGGCACTGGACGTTCTTGTGCCGTTAGACAAATACACTGTATACAGTATACGATAATAGTAGCGCACACCAGTGCTGATGGTTACACTTTTGCCCAATAAACTCTGCACAGCAGCTTGGTTGGTTAAGGTACGGTTGGCATTTAATATAAAGATCTGTGGATTTTTAACAATACCACGCTCGGTATTATTTGAAGTAAAGTACAGTGTTTTCCCATCAAACTCAGCAGCACCTTCAACAGCAGTAGTAAGATTAGACCCAACTTGGAACTGTAGTGGAGGAACACTGGCTGTGCC